AGCGGCGGTGGTGGTGAAGGAGGAGGCGAAGGCAAGACCTACGCCGACCTGCCCGCCGATGTGAAGGCCACATGCGAGAGGCTATCCAAGCGCGCGAAGGTCGGAGAGGCGGGCTCTGTGTTCAAGGACATGGCGGCCTATCGTGCCCATTATGCGAACATTTATTGGAGCAAAGAATAGTCATGGCTACCCTCACCTTGAATCAGAATCCGTCCAACAAGAGCGCGTCGGAGGCCTCCAAGGCAGACCGCAGCGGCTTCAAGCGCATTCCGATGTCAGCGCCCAGGCGCAAGATGGAGACGCCGGACCTTCCAGGCTTTCACCTGCACTGGATGCTCGAGGAGAACATTCCCCAGGCCTTCCAGGGCGGCTATGAGTTCGTCAAGACAAACGAACTCGATATCAACCCGATGGGCATAGGCTCGGACACCACGCTTTCCGGCAATGTCGACATGGGCACGAACATCTGCATCGTCGGTAACAAGGTCGGAAATTCCGGCAAGCCGGACATGCAATACCTGATGAAAATCAAGCTCGAATGGTGGAATGAGGATCAGAAATCACTTGAAGACCGCAACATCGCTATGTTAAGGCAGATGTTTCGCGGCGAGCAGATCGCCGGATCTGAGAAAACGTCAGGCACAGATCAAAATTTGAGATACGTGGATCGGGAACGTACAGGCATAGCCAAGCCTCTATTCAACAGGCCGGCCAGGAAGAGTGCGACGTGAACTTTTTTGACATTGAAGGAGAATTACTTTGAGCAATACCTCAAAGGTGCAAGGCCTGACCCCGGTTCAGTATCTCTCTGGCGCTGAATGGACCGGCCAGGCTCGTTTGTACTACATCGATGGCACGACCGACACCAACGCCTACTATCCCGGCGATCCGGTAGCGCTTGTAGATGGATTAGATGCCCAGTCCGGTATCCAAACCATCTCGCTTGCGACGGCTGGCGCTCCAATGGTCGGGGCAATCATTGCAATCGGCGCCAGTTCTTCATTGACCACGAGTTATCGTGGCGGACCCTACATCAATCCGGCGAATCTCACATTGACCAGTGCGCCGGCTACCAAGACGCAGAACTACTATGCGCTGGTAGCGGACGATCCGAACATCATCTTCATGATTCAGGAAGGTGGCACCGGCACTCTCCTGACGAAAGCCGCAACGAGCAAGAACGCGAACTTTGCCTATGCGGCGCCGGCTACCGGGGTTTCGTGGTCCGGAGTGTATCTGGACAACGGCACGGCACCGGCTGCGGGCTCTGGAGGCGCGGCCTACAATCTGCGCATCTTCGGTCTCGCGCAGTATCTTGACAACGGGGCATGGAACACATTCGGCGCGTATGCGAAGTGGCTCGTGCTCATCAACAGTCACCAGTATCGGACGATGGGTACAGTTACGTCCGGCTACGGCTTCTAACAGGAGACTTACATGGCAGGCGGCGTAATTTCCACTGGGTCTCATCCAAAATCTTTGTGGCCCGGCGTCCATGCATTCTGGGGCCAAATCTATGCGGAGCACCGCACAGAGCACACCGATCTTTACGAACAACTCGATTCTGCAATGGCCTATGAGGAGGACGTGCAGATAACCGGCTTCGGACTCGCGCCGGTAAAGGCTGAGGGTGCGCCCATCAGCTACGATTCCGAGATCCAGGGTCCAGTGCAGCGCTATACGCACATCGCGTACGCGCTCGGCTACATCGTGACCTATGAGGAACTGCGCGACAATCTATACGAAGTCGTATCGATGCGCCGCGCTCAGGCGAATGCGTTCTCGATTCAGCAGACCCTCGAGAACATTGCCTCATCCGTCTACAACGACGCCTTCACGGGTAACGTGTTCCAGTTCGCGACGGGCACGACTCTGTGCTCGGCCTCTCAGGTCAATACGACTGGAGGCACGTACTCGAATGCTCTGACGCCGGCAGCTGACTTGAGCGAGGCGGCGCTGGAGGACATCTGCATTCAGGCGATGGGGTTGCAGACGGACCGAAACCTCTATGTGAGCATCATGCCGCAGTCGCTGCACATCGCTCGTCAGCAGTGGTTCAACGCGAATAGGATCTTGAAGAGTGTTCTTTCAAGCGACAATGCCAACAACGCGCTCAACGTCCTCAAGGCGACGAATGCGTTCCCTGGCGGCATCAAGCTCAATCACTACTTTACGGCTCCCAATGCGTGGTTCGTGCGCACGAACTGCCTGAACGGGATGCAGATGTTCTGGAGGGATCGGCCGGTGTTCGACACCGACAACGATTTCAGTACGAAGAACGCACGAGCGGCCACGTACTTTCGCGTCTCGGTCGGAGCGACAGATCCACGGGGCATTTTGGGCAGCAACGGGCCCTGATACTTGATGTTCACTAGTGTGCCCTTACACAACTGCCGGGGGTAATGCCCCGGCCTTGGAGTGATTTGATATGTCCACATCGACCAACATTCAGATGAGCAACTTCCCAAGCGGATTCGCGAACGGTATTTCCGTGCGCGGTATTCCGCTTATTCAGACGCAGGTTGGAAACGTCTTTTGGGTATCCAACAGCCCGGTCAATGTATCCGTGCCGCCTGGCGTCATGATGGGTTCGGATAGCGCGGGAACCACTGCAACAGCAACCCCAGGCAAGGGCACCTTCCACCGCCCCTTCGCTTCTCTCTCGCACGCGCTCGCCATGTGCGGACAAGGCACGGGCGATGTCATTTTCGTCAAGCCCAATCACCGCGAGGTCGTGAACGGCGCAGGCACCACGACTGCGGGGCTCAATTCCAGCGGCACTGTCCTGAACTTCGGGACCAACGGAGTTGCGATCGTAGGCCTCGGCACCGGCGAGAACCGTCCTCGGCTTACGCTTTCCACCGCGACCACTGCGAACATTCCGCTGCAGGCGGCTGGAATGTCGATTCAGAACTTCATCGTCGAGTGCAACTTCGCAGCCGTGGTTTCGATGTTTACGGCAGTGACGGCGAGCGTGACTGCATCGATAGCTGCGGGCACCACGGCGGGCACCGGCGTCATGACGGTGACTGTGGTTGGCTCCGGGACGCTCTACCCCGGCATGAATCTCGCTTCCGCTACGTCCGGCTTCCAGCCGGGCACGTTCATCATGTCGCAGCTCAGCGGCACCACTGGCGGGGTCGGTACGTATCTCGTGAGCGTGAGCCAGACGGTAGCCTCTGGAACCATTGTCGGCGGCACGCGCGACTTCGACATCGAATATTGCGAGTTCCGGGATCTGTCGAGTTCTCTGAATCTTCTGACCGTCTTTACCGATGCCGCCGCAGCTAATACCTGCGATGGTTTTCGCTTCGTCGGCAACCGTATCAAGAGTCTCGGCACGACCGCTGCCACGACAGCGCTGAAGGCTGGAGCGAATGAGGATCGTTGGACAGTCACGGACAACTACGGCAACTGGGCGGTTCTGAACGATACGGCCTGCGTACTGGCGGCTGGCGCGAACAGCATCACGCAGTTCGAGTTCTCAAGGAACTACATCAACAAGCCGAATACCTCGACGACCACGGCAGGTTTGGCTATCAGCACTTCAGGCACCGCATGGACCGGACAGTGCAACGACAACCGCATCTGGGGCCTGAACAACAGCGCTCAGATTTGGATCAGTACGGGCACGAAGCTCGCCTTCAACCAGAACTTCTGCCCGATCACCGCGGCGGCCGACAAGAGCGGACTCATCAACCCGGCTGCGGTATAACCCTCTAGGAGATTAGAATGGCTAACGCACTTTTCCCGACAGCCAACTCCCAGAAGGTTTCCAACGTCTGGGTAACGGATCAGGGACTCACCGATGAGGGCAGCTATTACACGGCCTGCTCTCCTACTCCACTCACCGGCATTGCCGGTACGGCATCGCTCGTTATCGACACGGCCGCCGGCGCTCAGGTCAACCCCTTCCTTCTGATTACCAACAGCGCATCACCCTCCAACCCGAACGCACGCACGATCTTCCCGAAGTATCTGAAGATCAAGTGCACGGGAGCCACGTTCACCTCGGCTACCGACTACTGCTACACGATCCGCGTGGATGCACTTACATCCAAGTACACCTCTGGCGGCAGTTTGATCACGCCCTCCAACAGCAGTACCGGCTCGAACCTCACCTCCGCGGCGGTCATTTACGCCGGAGCTCTGGTGACTAAGGCGATGGATGTGGTGACTGGCAGGCTCCTGTATAACGGCCAGATTGAAGGGGCTATCCCGGTCGCCAAGAATGTATGGACTTTTACTTTTGGCTCTGGATCGATGCCAACCAATGTTCTAGGAGCCACTGGACTGAAATACGTCACAATCCCCTGCGGGCCGTTTGCAATCGCTCCGGGGTGGAATGCGCAACTCGACCTCTTCGGCACAGCCAATGGCGGCACTTTCGCGGCTGAGTTCGAGATGGGTTACGCCGAGCGCGTATCTGGCCAATAAGGAGATACGAAAATGCCTAACGTCAACTTTCCAACGGCCAATGCCCAGAAAGTCGTCAGCATATGGCCGACCGATCAGGCGCTGTGCGATGAGGGCTCCTACTACACCGCCTGCTCGCCCACGCCCCTGACAACCATTGCAGGCACGGCAAATCAGCTGGTACTCGATTCCGCCACGACCGGCCAGCTCAATCCGTATCTCTTGATCACCAACGGCTCATCTCCGTCAAACACAAATGCACGAACGATCTTTCCTAAGTATCTCAAGATGAAGTGCGGTATTGGAGGCACATGGACTGCCTCTACGGACTACTGCTACACCATCCGGGTCGATGACATCACGAGCAAATATACCTCGGGCGGTAGCCTCATCACGCCTCAGAACACCAACACGGGGTCAAGCCTAGGGTCGTCTGCGATCATCCACGCGGGCGCCTTGGTCACGCTCGCTATGGACCCGGTGACCGGACGGCTGCTCTACAACGGCATGATCGAAGGGGCAATCCCCGTAGCAAAAAACGTGTGGACTTTCACTTTTGGTGATAACGCTATGGATACTAATATTCTGGGAGCCTCAGCGCTGAAGTCCATCACCATTCCCTTGGGATCATTCGGCATCGCTCCCGGTTGGAACATGCAGTTGGATCTATTCGGCACCGCGAACACCGGCACTCCTTCCTGGGAATTCGAGATGGGCTACGCAGAACGGGTATCTGGACTGTGAGGGTAACATGGCAAACCAATTCTCTTATCAGATCCAGAATGATGGCTGGAGGAACGCGGTAGTCAAGATCACGGGTGTGCTCGACACCAGTGATGCCACTCTTACTCCTGCCGTCACCTTGAGTGACTTCACCAACAACGAGCCCAACGGGGTTCTATTCGTTGGCTTTGCGATCAAGCATCTGTGGCACTCGGTCGGAGATGGGTTAGAGGTGCAGCTATCGTGGGCAGGACTCAACGATCAGCCAATCTTTGCCATCGCCGGCCGAGGGCGTGAGAGTTTCGAGGTGATCGGACCTCTGCAGCCCAATCAAGCCAACCCCGGCTATAACGGCAACATCAATCTGCGCACGACAGGCTATGGCACCGGGGAGGACGCCACCATGCCGATTCAGAACTTCACCGTGCTGCTTGAAATGATCAAGCTGTACAAAGTCTAAGTCGTGGCCGCTGAACCCAATAGCGCCTACAGCATCATCTGCGATGCGCTGATCGAGGCAGGAAAGCTGCAGCGCGGGGATGATCCTGATTCGGAGTTGATCTCCGAGTGCATGCGTCGCTTGAACGACATGGTGAATCTCTGGCAGACGCAGGGCCTGAAGCTCTGGCTGCAATACGATCTGCCCGTGCCGCTGGTGGCGGGAGTCAATCCCTACACCATCGGGCCTGGCGGCAGCATCAACATGACCAAGCCCACGCGGGTGCTGGATAACGGCTATTACCTGGATCAGTTCCAGAACCGCTATCCGCTGATCATGCTCTCGCGCGATGAGTACACGAGACTATCGCAGACGACGCAGCAGGGCGCGCTCAATTCCTACTTCGTGGACAAGCAGCAGTATCAGCTCATCGTGTGGTTCTGGCTCGTGCCGGATACGCAGGCGGCCACTGGAGTCGCGCACTTGCTGATCCAGCAGCAGGTGACGAACTTCATCAACATCACGGACATGATGAACTTCCCGAACGAGTGGCGTATTGCGCTCTTGTGGGGACTGGCCGATGAGAAATGCACGGGTCAGCCGCTCTCGGTGCAGCAGCGCTGCGAGAGGAAAGCGGCAGCGTACTTCGATGCGCTCAATTCATGGGACGTGGAGGATAGTTCCACGACCATGCAGCCTGACGTGCGCACCTTTCAGAACTCCGGGATGTTCCGTTGATGGAAGCTCAAGCATCAACAGCGCAGCGAGCTCAGCAGGCTCCCACGGTAGAGCTTCCGAAGCGCCTGCCGCTGATCACGCAGCCGTCCAATCGCAGTGCGGATTTCACCAAGGATTCTCGTCTGGTGAACTGCTATGCCGAGAAGAGCGCGGCCGATGGTCAATATGTGATCGAAAAGCGCTACGGGCTTTCGCCACAGCCTGAATACGTTCTAAACGGTGTCGGCAAGGGCATCTACAACTGGATAGCGGCCGTAGGGCTCGGAGCGCAGGAGAATTTGATCCAGATCGCAGGCACGACTGTCTACAGCAATCTTGGGCTTGTGGATACGGCGACTCCCATCGGCAGCACTGTATTTGGCGGAGGCATTGCAGGCATCGCGAGGTTCCAACCGATCGCCAACAATACCAAGCCCTTGTTGGTCTTCGGTGACGGCAGCACGAATCCGTATTACACGGACGGTTCCAGCGGCATCCAACAGGTGACCAATGCGAACTTCCCCGGTATCTGCGTACCTGGATTTGCCTATCTCGACGGCACGCTCTATGTGATGACGACGAGCGGGGCAATTTACGGTAGCGCTAACCTGAATGATCCTACCGTGTGGAGTCCGCTCAATGTCATCCAAGCGAACGCTTATCCTGATATCGCGGTGGCTCTGACCAAACAGTTGACCTATGTGATAGCTCTCAAAGCAGAGACCACGCAATTCTTCTACGATGCAGGGAACGCGACCGGATCACCTCTTCAGACCGTTCCTGGGGCGCTACTCAACTACGGCTGTATTTCAGCCGATACGCTGCAGGAAATAGACGGCCTGTTGTTCTGGGCGACCTCGAATGCGACCAATTCGGCGCAGATCCTGATGTTGCGGGAACTACAGCCTAGCATCGTCTCGACTCCTGCAATCGATCGGCAGTTGGATTTAGCCTCGCCTACTGCCATCTTCCGTTCATTCACGATCAAGCACGGCGGGCACAGGCTTTATGTGCTGAGCAACGTGACGGTGGGAGTGACCCTGGTTTACGACATCGACCAGAGGCTCTGGTATCAGTGGACCGACTACCTTGGAGGCTACTACCCGATCGTCTCTCAGACCATAGACAACGATGGCAGCCATCTCTTTCAGCACATCTCCAACGGCAATGTGTACGAGATGGATACCGATAATGTCTATTCGAGCGATTACGGCAATGTCTTCCCGGTAGATATCTACACGCCGAACTTCGATGCGGGAGTGAATCGAGACAAGTATCTCGCGCAGATGTGGATCAATGCCGATCAGCAGCCTGGCAGCTTGCTCGATGTTCGCAGGAGCGTCGACGATTATCAGACCTGGACGAACTTCAGGCGCTTCGACTTGAGCAAGAAGCGGCCTAGCATTTGCGACTGCGGGAGCTTCCGGCGCGCTGCCTGGCATTTCAGGCAGCCGTCCAATACGCCGTTTCGCATCGAGAGTGTGGATTTAAATATGGATCTTTGCACATTGTGAACTTACCTCCGCCACCTCCGACGACCGTTGCGATTGTCGACACTCAAGGGCGGCAGATGCCTATCTTCTTTAATTGGCTGCTGCAATTGCAGGCGTTCCTGAAGCCGATGGCTGTTGGTGTATCAGTGACGGTGGCTACCGCCAAACTCACGCCGGCTGGTGCCAATGGCTCGATTACATATCAGAATGGCGTAGTCACCGCACAGACACCGGCCACATGAACAAGATCGTCAACTTCATCCGCCGCAGTGCCATACAGCGCCTTCAGGACGCGCTATCGAAGCTGCCGCAGATCCCGGTCAACACCGGGCATTTCTTCTGCAACGGCATGTATGTGCGTATTCTGATGATCCCCAAGGAAGCCGCGCTCGTGGGGCGCGTGCACAAACAGGAGCACTTCTTTATGGTGATCTCGGGGGATATCACCATCGCGACAGATGATGCCACCGCGAGATTCAAGGGCACGAGCTGTCCGCTGGTATCAAAACCAGGGGTCAAGCGCGCCGGCTGGGCGCACGAGGACACTCTGGTGATGACGATTCATCGCACGGACAAGTTCAATATCGCCGATATCGAGGAGGAAATCGCAGAGCCAGATCCTAATTCTATGTTTCTGCCGGGGAACATCCTGAAGCCGGCTGCTATTGGAGGCACTTCATGAGCCTGATCGCAACGATTGGAGTTGCCGCTGCCGTAGGAGTAGGGGCGGGTGCGCTGGGAGTTGGTCTAGGAACGGCTGCGGCCATCGGCATCGGTGCCGGTAGCCTATTCATGGGAGCGGAGTCCGCTTCCAATCAGCAGGGTATTTCCAATCAGGCATTGGGACTTGCTCAGACCACTCAACAGGAGCAGATGTACTGGAACCAGCAACTGCAGCAGCTGATGAAGAATCCTAGCGAATTTCTGAGCAGCCCTATCTTTCAATCCACGCTCAATACCGGGCTTCAGGGTGTCTCCAGAACAATGGCTGCAGAGGGCTATACAGGCTCAGGCAATGAGGCCACAGCGCTCACGCAGTACGGCACGTCATTCGCGAGCGGTCAGTTGCTTAGCCAAGAGCAGTTGCTGGCCTCGATGGGCGGAGCCACGAACGCATCCTCCCCGACACAGGCGCTGGGCGCGGCATCCGGCTCTCAGAGCGCAAGCTTCAACGAACTGGGGGCCATACTCGCCTCTTTAGGCTATTCAGCAGGTGGTGGCGGGGGCGGCGGTGGATGGAATCCAGCTTCTATGGCTGGATCACCGAATGGTTAAATTATGAGCGAACTCTGGGGATTCCAAGCTGGGCAACAGGAGGCTCAGCAGCAACAGCAGGCTAGTCAACTGTTCAACCTGAAGATGGAAGAAGGTCAGCAGGATCTGCAGGAGAAAGGCCTAGCGATTCAGCAGGCGAAGGCGACGCTTGATCAGCAAGCCAAGATCATGAAGGCGGCGGAGGCCAAGCGGGCGCAGCGCGGTACAGCGCCTCCTGGATCATCGCCCATAGATACTCAGGTGCAGAACCTGTTCGATTATGCGGACGCGGCAATCGAATACGGTAATCCGGTTGAGGCATCGGAGATCATCACCAAGGCGACCACGATTCAGAAGAATCAGGTCGAGATGCAGGTCAAGCAGTCCGAGCAGGCTCAAAGCGATCTCGCGTGGATTTACGGCAATATTCAGAATGTGCATGATCAAGCCAGTTGGGAGACTTTCCTGATGAATTACCAAGTCTCTCTCGGTCATGCACCGCATGGTTTGATAGCTCAGCAGAACTATAACCCGCAACTGGTCGAGGCCATCAAGCAAGGCATCCCTGCTCAGATGGAAAAGGCGAAGTTAGCTGCCGAGCAAGCCAAAGAAAAGCTCGAAGGTGCGCAAACTCGCGCTGCCGAGGCCGAAGTTCCTCTGCGAGCCGCAGAAGCACGCGAGCACATAGACCGCGCCAAGTCTTTGGAGAAGCTTGGGGTAGTCTCAGACGAGGCACCCGATGCGGGGACGATCGGCATGGTAGCCACTGGAATGCCATTGACGCAGGCTATTCCCGGCTACGGCAAGGACGCCGTAGCCGAGCGGACCAAGTACCGCAATGCCGCGATCAAGCAAATCATGGAAGAGAATCCTGACATGACGGCATCCCAGGCCGGTCAGGAGCTCGCCCGCCGCACGGTGGACTTCGCGGCTGGCAAGTCGAGCACAACGCAGTTGACGAAGATGCTGGGCGCGACTCGACAGGCCGTGGATCAGTTGGACTTCAACATCGACAAGACGACCGAGGTCATGGCGACCCTGCCGTCCTCGAATCTCTCCCCGATCCTCAACGCCATCGCTCGAGGCGAGGAAAAATGGACCGGAAACCCAGCCTACAGCAGCCTCTTTTTCTACATGTCGGGTGCTGCGATCGAAGCCGCCCGTATCCGTTCTGGCGGCCAAGCGTCGGCCGCGCAGTTGCACCAAGGCGCGATGGATGAGGCCAAGGAATGGGTCGATGCGAAGCTCACAACGCCTGCTGCCTGGGCCGCAGTGTCCGATTCCATGAAGCAGGAAGGGCGCAACAAGGTCCAGACTTACGAGGACGCCATTTCCAAGGCCACAGGACGCGTTCCGCCTCCCCCGGATAAATCGACCGTGAAGCCGCCCAAGGGCACTGTGCCGGCTGATGGCACCAAGGGCACGTCCAAGAGCGGCAAGCCGATCGTCGTCAAGGACGGCAACTGGGTGTACCAGTAATGGCCGCAGTAGCCGTTCCAGCAGATGACCTGCCGACGGCTACAGGGGCTGTGCCTGTCGATGACATGCCGGGCAATTCCGTGCCGGCAGACGACCTGCCAGGGGAGCAAAAACGCTCTCTGGGGCTAGTAAAGGGCGTAGGAGAGGCGGCGCTGAGTATCGCCTCCCAGACAGCAGCCCTGCCAGTGCAGGCCGCTGTGAGTGTTTACGAGCTGCTGACGGCCCCTCCTGGGCAGAAGGTCAGCCGCGCCAATCAGGCCACAGCCAGAGTCGGGCAGGCCATGACTTACCAGCCTGGCACTGTTACCGGCAAAAACATCAGTGACATAGCCAACCTGCCGGGAGAAAAGATAGGAGAATTCGGCACTTGGCTCGGGGATAAGACGGTCGAGAAGACCGGCAGTGCGGGCTTAGGGGCCGCGGCGGCGATGGTTCCGGTAGCGGCAGGCGTACTGCTGGGAGAGAAAGCCCCTGGAATGGTGGCTAAGAGCATCGGCAAGACAGGGGAGGCGCTGTCAAAGGCTAGGGTAGCGAATGCGCCCTTGGATGCGGTCGCTCAGGCCACCTTTCGAGCGGGACTCAAGATATCCCCCGCCGAGGTCGGCGGGCAGATCGCTCAAACGGTCAGGACGGTGGCAGGAGGGCCGAAACTCGACAAGGAGGTATCAGCCTTCAACGCCGGTCGCGTGCAGGAGCTGGTAAAGGTCGGCCTGAAGATGCACCCGCAGGATGTTTTGGATCGATCGGCTTTGGAGGTCGAACGGCTCAAGGCGCTCGAGCCTTACGAGGCCCTGAGGGCGACTGGAGTGGTGACGGCAAGTCCTGAATATCACGCGGCCATAGCCAATGTGGGCTCCCAGTTCGCCAAAATAGACAAGGAGTTCCCGAAGCAGACCAAGGCTGGAGAGGACATCAACTGGTCGGCGATCGAAGCTGAGAAGGGACGCTACAACCAACCTTCTTTCAGCGCATCGGGTGCAATCGATGCAATGCGTCAACTGCGTAAGGACGCCAAGACCAATCTCAAGATTTACGATCCAGAGAAGAACTCGCTGGGTCTGGTGCAACGGCAGATTGCCGATGTGCTGCTGGATGAATTGGACCGTCACGCTGGCCCGCAGATGCGGCAGAAGTTTGTCGAGGCCCGCGCCCAGTTAGCCAAAATCCAGACGGTTGAAGACGCCATGGTGGGAGATCAGGTAAGCGCTACTGAACTGGCAAGATTATATGACAACGGCAAAGGACGTCCTTTGACGGATGAGTTTAAAACGATAGCCGAAGCAGCCACCCGGTTCAAAAAGTCCTTTCAGGAAGTCAATCCGAATGAATGGCATGGATATGTGAGTGCAGTGGATTACTTCTTCGGCGGCTATGGCGCGCTCGCTTTGCACAATCCGGCAATGCTGGGAGTCGTGATCGCTCGACCTGCCGCCCGTGCCGCTTTGCGATCCAAGCCGATGCAGAAATACATGACCCACGGGAAAAGTTACGAGGTTGGTGCCGTCAGGAAAGCGGTCAAATCGGCTGGAGAGAAGCGTTCTACGGCAGCGGCTTCCGCAGCGGTCACGGCGGGTGAAGAAGAGCAGCAGTGAAATGTCTGATTCTCGACACGGATGCAGAATCGATGGGACTCGACGTGGCGCTTAGAGCCCAAGACGCCGGCCATGAAGTGCGCTACTGGCTACCGGACGAGAACGGGGCTTTGCCCTATGGCGATGGGCTTGTGGAAAAGGTGACGGACTGGGACATGAACTGGCCTGATCTGATCGTGACTACCGGCAATAGCACCTATGGGGATAGGCTCGAGGAGTATTTCGAGAAGGGCTATCCGATATTCGGGGCTAACCTCGAAGGGGCCTCACTCGAGCTAGACCGTGCCAAGGGGCAGGAAGTGCTCTCACAGTGCGGGATCAAGACCATCCCCTATACGATCGTGGATTCTGCCGAGGAAGCCATCGAACTCATCCGCACGACCGATGAGCCATACGCCATGAAGCCACACGGCGGTGAAGCTGACAAGGCTCTGACCTGCGTAGCCTCTACTCCCGATGAGGCTATCTTCACCATCCAGAAATGGGAGAAGGACGGCAAGTTCCCCGAAGGCCTGATGATGCAGGAGCGTGTGGACGGCGTTGAGATGGGCATCGCAGGATGGTTCGGGCCTGCCGGCTGGAATGCTGCGATCGAGGAATCATTCGAGCACAAGAAACTGATGGTGGATGACTACGGTCCCAATACGGGAGAGATGGGCACTGTCCTGCGGCACGTCTCGCAGTCCAAACTCTTCGATCTGATTCTTGAGCCCTTGACAGACTACCTGCACAGCATCAAGTACGTGGGCTGCTGCTCAGTCAATTGCATCATCGACCGCTACGGCAATCCGATGCCGCTCGAATTTACAAATAGACTGGGTTGGCCGTCTTTCTGCATCACGCAGGAAATAGTTCAAGGAGATCCCATTCAGTGGATGCTCGATCTGCTGCACTGGACAGACACCTTGCAAGTATCGACCAAAGTGGCTATGGGGGTGCTCCTGGCGCACGGGGATTTCCCATCGTGTGAAGATCCGGCAGACGTGTGGACTGGATTTCCGATCACTGGCATTACGGACGAGAACTACAGCCATCTTCATTTCCAGCAGGTTTGCTCTGGCACGGCTCCCAAGCTAATTGCCGGAAAGATCAAGGAAGTGAATGCGATGGTGACTGCCGGAACCTACGTGCTCATCGCGGGAGGCTCAGGCAAGAGCGTGAGTGAGGCAAGGGATGCGACTTATGCCGTGGCTAAGTCTCTGGACTGGCCGAGCGATCTGATGCTGCGCACCGATATCGGCGTGAGGCTCAAGAAGGATTTGCCGATCATCCAGGATTTTGGGTACGCCGAGGGTATGGTGTACTGATGGGATACCCAGCCAAAGGACGAGCAGACTACTGGCAACCCGGAGACTGGTCAGCGGTCTGCTCTATGTGCGGCGCGAAGCGCCACGCATCTGAACTAGTTCGAAACTGGATGGGGCAACGGCGCTGTCCCGAGCACAACGAAGCGAGACAGCCTCAAGATTTCGTCAGAGGAATCCAGGACATCATCAAAGTCCCTTGGATTCAGCAGCCCACATACACCTATGTCAGCTTCTGCACTCTCAACGGGCAGTCTGCGATCCCTGGCTATGCGATCCCAGGCTGTGAGATCCCAGGGCGCACCGTGATCAGTTTCGACGACACCATTCCAGCTGGAGGATAAATGGCCTATCCAACCCCACCTGTGCCTAATTACGTAGACTACGTAGGGCCGGCCATCACTTCAGCCGAAATGAATTGGCTGGATCAGCAAGCACGAACAGCTGGAGTGGGGCTGTCTAATCCAGTCACGATAGCCCAAGGCGGTACGCAGGCTTCAAACGCACCACAGGCGCTAGCGAACCTTGGCGCTGCAACAGCATCCTCAGTGTCGGCTCTGCAAGCCCTCATGACGCAAGCTGGGTTGTCCAGCATACTCATTCCTCCAACTCAAGCCGAAGCTGGATTGACAATAGTCAATCAATGGTACGCCCCAGGAGTCGTGGATCGATACGGCACTAACACCACACCTGGCACTACCCCCATGACCGCTGCCTTTCAGGCGGCGATCAACCAAGCGCGCAAAGGCGGCGTGGACGTCGTATGGGGGGCAACTGCACCCTATCTGCTCGATGGCGTTCTTGATTGCACCTTCACCGGCTCTGCGCAGCAGGCTGGAATCACCTTCAGACAGACAGGAACGCCTGGATTTAACGAGCCGCCAAGTCTGAGCGGAGGCATTCTAGTCAAGCACAACGGCTATGCTGTATTCGATCTAACCGGCTGCAGCATGTTCGGCTTCCACGACTTGACCTTGGTTACGAGTCAGGTTGCTGGGCAATACCCGAAAACCTGCTTCCTTACCGCCCGCAACACTACTGGGGAAAGCAATTTCCCCCGGTTTTACAACACTAGCGTCGCCGGAAACTTCTCGATGGCTATCTTGTTCAACTACGGCTCTGAAGATGGCGTCTATGTCGGGAACTCCTGGGACAACGAAGCTCCAGATGCTGGAGCTAAGGTAGTTGCAATCACCGCAAACAATTACTTCAACGGCGCGCCCAGTGGGCTGACTTCAGCGTTCACGACGATGGTAACAAGTCCGCAGTCGTGTATTGACCATCAGTTCTTCGGTGGTCAGTTCTTGATGACGAACGCGAGCAGCACTTCGGATATTTTCTACCTTGAGCAAGTCGAGAACCTTAAGGCGTATTCGCTTTGGATGG